TTCCACCTGAGTTGTTGTCGCATGACTTGGATATCTCTTCGAGAGATGCACATAAATTGGGCATATTTTTTAAGTTTTATATAAAGGGGGTTGCCCCCCCTTATGAGTTAGTATTAAGATCCGTAAACGATATCTTGTGGATTAACGAAGTCAAAGCCAATTTTCATGTTAGCACGAGTTCTTAAGAAAGGCTCAGCAGTTGTCTCAGACAAGTTCACTGCACGTAGGTCAGATGGATCACCTTCACCATCAAAAGCATAAAGCAAGTTATCCTTTAAAGTAATACAAAGTGTGTTGTTTGACATTCCTGGACAAAGAACTATTTTGATACCTAAGTAAGTTAAAGATAGATCCTGAGTGATATATGCATTAGTGTTACCTTGAGCTACACCTAATCGGTAGATATTAACCAATTGAGTAGGCATGTAGATACGCAAATCAGCAGTTCTAGAAGCAATAGTTGCAGGAACCAAAGCAAATGCACCTTGAATATCAGTTAATAATTGTGCAAATGTAGGAGATGTAGCAGGAAATACAGGTGCTAACATAGCGTAAGGTACCACTCCTGAAAGAGCTGCATTAAATCTTACCTCATAACCATCACATAAAGACAATGGGTTAGCAGGAAGTAAACTTGTATCACCTTGCCATCTCAATGACTCAATAGAACCATTGATAGAGTTAGCCATCTCAGACCAGTAAAACTGCATGAAAGATGCTACAGTGAAATCACCGTTAGATCCTTGTGCCATTTGCAAAGCAACGAAAGACTGCTCTAAATCGAACTGACATATCTGTGCCATTGCAGATAAAGAACATACCGTTACCTCTTTTGAGCTCAAATCATCTGTAGGAGCGTTCCAACCACATAAAGCAGTTTGTAAGATATCACCGAAAGTGACAGCACCAATCTTCATTGCATACTTAACACCAGGTAAAGTACGGAAGTTGTCAGTGATCTCAGATGATCCTAAATAAGCCTGAGCATAGAAGCTGTCAGCGTTGGGTGTTAATTCTGCACTTGGCAGGGTAACTAAATCAAATTTTAATTTTCTCATTTTTGTTTTTATTAGTAATTATTATTATTGAATTTGTTAAACATACTTAATTTTTCATGGGAGCTCAATGCTACCACCTCCTCAACCTCCTCAGCTTGATCATCTACAGCCATTGACTCCTCTAATTGAGCCTTAAGGTCTGCGATCATCGCTACAAGTGCATCCACTTGTTCTGTAATAAATGGGCGTACTATCTCTAGTATTGCCTCTGCATCCATAGCAGGATCTACAGCCATAGTTTCCTCTTCTACTACTTCCTCCTCTTCTACTACTGTATCTGCTAGTGTGGCCGCAACCACTTCTGCATCACGTATCTCAGTAATTTCTCCGTCTACTACGACATAGATTTTACCATCAATCGTGTGTTCTCCGTCTGGTAATTTGTTCATGTTTATATCTGTTTTTAATTGTGTTACCTCTTTTAATTTCATGCCTAAATAACCTTCTATTGAAAAACCTACCTGATCATTATCTACCAAATAGTTATAGTACTCCTGATCAGTGACCTGAGCTGTTACCATTAGTGTACCTGTAGGTACTTCTATGCCAAAGCTAGAGTAAGCCTTATCTTTAGTAGGGTTGTCTACGATCCACGCTTCAAGTACATAAGCTGGTACAGTCTCATTGGTATCATGTTCTAGGTTAAAGAGATCCTTGTTACTCATATCCTTCATAAACTTAGAATGGATCTTCTCTATCTCTTCCTTAGTAAACTTAACGTAATACTCCTTACCATCCTCATCATCCTTCCTATAGATCTCCATAGGGATAAGAGCAGGTGCCACAATTCTATATTTGACATTGTCCTTAAATATCATTGGCTTAACCTGGCTATTGAATGCCATCCCCATTACCTTAATAGCAGGAGTAGAGGTAAAAGCAATCTGCTCTATACCTAAATCTTCTCCGTTTTCAGAGTATTCAGGATCAATCGTAATCTTATATATTGGTAAATTATCTTTAGCCATACCTATATTATAATTATTCATATATTTGTAAAAAAATTAACTTATGATAACTATTTTAGGTAGGGATATTCCCAACAGAGTGGATGAGATGACTATAGACCAGTTCGAGATCATCACAGAAATCAGTAATAATCAGAGCATTGACCCTATAGATAGGCACCTGCAGATCTTTGTAGCTCTAGGCATCCCTGAAAAGGAGTTCTTTGACTTTGATGTGGCCGACTTTATTGATATTGTTAAGGAGTTTAATGATGGTAATAAGCTAGCTGAGCTATCTGATCCTGTGACTACCCTAGAGCTAGATGGTTATGCTTACTCGGCAGAGTTTAAACTTACAGTTCGTGAGACAAAGCTAATAGAAAAGATAGCAATCACTAAGCCTAAGGGATACATCTCAGACATCTTAGCTGTTATGTTTAAAAGGGATGACCTTACCAATGCTGAGCACTATGCTGAGGCACATCTAAAACTTAAAGCTAAACTAATCAAAGGCCTTACTGCAGATATAGCCATCCCTTATCTTATGTTTATAGCAAATAAAATCAAAGCACAAGTACCTGAAGCTGATGAGTCTATTATTACCGAAGAGGTGGAGTGATATCTCTGTTCAAAAGTTTATAGAAATAAGTGAGATAGACAAAGAGCTAGGACCTTGGCATTACAATAGTGAGATACTATCTATTATCACAGATGAGCCTATAGATGATATTGAGGATCTAGAGATAGAGGTGCTTAATGATTATATTGACCAGTGTAAGTGGGCCATGTCTCAACCATCTAAACAATACAAGCACAAACTTATAGGGATGCAGCTAAAGCCACTATCTAAGCTCACTCTGTTTGAGTATATTGATCTTGACTATTTTTTTAACAATAACTATCTAACTAATATAGATAAGATCTGTGCTATCCTGTACAGGCAGGCTAAATCTAGCAGATGGGGTGAGGAGATCCTGGAGCCTTATGATTATGATATCAATATAAGAGCTGATAAGTTTCTAGATCTACCCATTACAGATGTGTATGGTATTATTAATGATTTTCTAAAGTTTAGAGAGAATTTTCTAAATGTATATGCTAATTTGTTTGGTGAGGTGGATGGTGAAATTACTGAGGAGGAGAAAGCTACACTAGATCCTGAAGAAATAAAAGAAATAGAGCAGGAAAAAAAAGAGAGCAAATGGAGTTGGGAGCGTATGATCTATGGCCTTACAAATGGTGATATAACTAAGACTGAAGCAGTAGGATCTTTGCCTCTTGTCTATGTATTTAATGTTATGGGGATGAAAAAAGAATTAAACATCTAGAGGATAGCCATCAGTCCAGGTAGCAGGAGCTTCAATCGGAAAGAATGAGTACACTATTGACTTATTACCTTGGAAAATTCTAGCTATATCCATAATTGGATACTTTTTAGTGAGCCATTCTGTATACTGCATGTAGATTTCAGTAGTAATACCTGCCGAGTCTAACTCTTGAGTGAACTGTCTGACTAGATCATAGGGCTCTATTACACCACCATTCCACAAAGTAGCACCATTATTGAGGTACATAAAGTAATACATGGCAATTATCTCTATTTCTATGTTACCTAAAGCAGGCACTTTGGCATTGATACGGATACTATCTACTAGTGTACCCTCTTGAAAGAGCCCATTTGACATGATTATATTCTTTAATATGGCTGCCATCTTCCTACGAGTAGGATACTTGACCATAAAAGTTGCAGAAATAGGGTAATTTGCCATCTTATAAGTCTTTAAATATATCCATAGTATCATCTATGAGGATGATGCCCTTATCAGTTTCCACATGAAGCTGTGTATCATTCAATTTCTCAACAGGTCCAGTAATAGTATAGGTTTCTCCGTTTATTTCAAACATATACAAATACTTTATAAATATCAACGTTAGCCACATCAGATGTATTTTGGCACTGCATCGCAAAGATGATATATTGATTGACATTTTTATTAAAGGTACTGGTTAGGATGGTTCCTGTAGTATATTCTGAGAAGGTAGTACCTACCATAGTCCTGAGGCTAGTACCATCATAGCTGTAGTTACGTTCACAATATCCTACGTAGTTTGATCCTCCACCATTCATAGTGAATACTCCACTAATCAAAGAGGCACCTGTTAAGCTGTTAATAGTGTTGGTATATATCCTACCATATATCTGCCCTAGGTTAGAAGTTTGTCTAAACATTCTAAATACGAGCTGTAGGATATTGTTATTATTTAAAGTATTGGCAGGTATTAATAGCGAGTGGCTTATAGTAACAGTGTTAGTCACTGATGGTGTGCCTAGTATACCACTATATCCTAATAGCTTAGGTCCTATGGTTACATTACCACTACCTAGCAATGTATTACCATTAACTGTCTTAATGTTGGTAGTACTTACAAGTGTGTCCTGCTTAGCGTTCAAAGCATTCTGTAAATCAGTCTGTGTTGATAGCGTTCCTGTGATACCTCCCCATGTTGCCCCACCACCACTGGCACCTGCAATAATTTGAGCACCTGTAATAGTATTATTGACTTCTACCCCCCCAATTATAGAGGTGCAGTCTAGCAGATCTGTTGCTTGTAAGTTGCCTATATGTGCTGGAGCTGTTTGCCTCCAATTTCCCCACCATCCCATACCTATATTATATTATAGTTTCTATTTAGTTATATTGGCACTGCACAATCAGTCCAATCATTGACAGTAAGCGTGATGCTCATCTGATAACCTGCAGCGTAGTCTAGTAGATCATTGTTTAGGGGTGTGAAAATTGGCAGGCCTATTACATCAAAGCTATAGTCATTACTATCCGTAAAGTAGATAAACAAATCATTCAGGATCTGCTGAGTGTCACTAAGTATAGTGATGATGTTAGCTCTATCCTTCTGTATGATATCATAGCAGTAAATATCAAAGGTAAACTCTGTTGTGTTTTCTGTAGGTGATACTGAGCTAGGCACAATATATACCAGGGGATACTTCTCATTTGCAGTAGCAAAGTTGTACAGCTGTTCCTTGAAATCACTACCCACTTTAAAGACTTGCTTGTGAGCTGTGTAGAAGGTAATGATGTGATTTGTTATTGCTTGTAGGCTGTTCATAGTTCTGAGTTTTTATTAATACGATTGATTTTATCCTGTACTGATGTTA